TGCGTGGGAATATGTCAGTGAAAGTATTGCTGGCGCATGGGGCATGGCTGAAGAATTTGCAGATGGACCGTGGGCACAGGCAACCTTTGGCACACTGCAAAAGGTCGTTGGCTGGTATAAAGAAATGTACAACACGGCCATTGCCGTTTTTGCATCCATCGGTGACGTGGCCGTTATCGGTGCCGATGGTGTGGCAGATGCGTTTGAAAGAGCCTTCGATTTTATTATGGAAGGTTTTAGCGATATCGGTGGCGCGGCAAAATTGCTGTTTTCCGGTGATTTTGAAGAAGCCGGGCAGGTGGCCAGCAACGCCCTTAATCGATCTTTTGAAAGTGGCTTGTCTGAAACCGGACAGAAAATTCAGAACTCCGTCAGTGAAAACTTCAACAAGGACTGGCTTGGCGACTGGATGGGCGCTGTTTGGCAAGGGGCCGACGAACTTGCCGGTGGTGTGATTGATGATGTCGCGGCCCGAGCCGCGCAACGTTATCAATCGCGCCTTGCTGATCTGGATCCGGGTACCGCCCCGACGACACAATCAACGGGCATTCCAGATGCACCGGCAAACAAGTCCGCTCCGACACGGACAAGCAAGCAAATCAAAGCTCACGAAAATGCCGTAAAAAAAATCAGAAAGGCATACATCGAATTATTGCCACAACAGGAACGGGTTGCCGAACAAGCCAAAATGTGGCGTGAAGAGGCAATGAAGGGCCTTGATCCCTTGGGCAAAGGCTACAAAGAGATGAAAGCCCACCTTGATGAAATCTATGACGATATGATTTTACAAGGATCCACAGATTGGGATGCAGGGTTTGTCCGTGGGTTTAAAAAGATTGGCGAAGAAGCAAGTGACACCGCCAGCCAAGTTGAAACGGCGATGGGAAAAGCCTTTAGCGGTGCGGAAGATTATCTTGTCAGTCTGTCTACCGGGACCAAGGCATCCTTTAGGGATATGACGCAAAGTGTTCTTGCTGATCTTTACCGGATCGTCATTCGCACGAATGTGATTAGCCCCTTTGCCAATGCTGCCAGCAGTTTTGTATCCACCTTGTTTTCTGCAAAAGGCAATGCGTTTACTCCGCAAGGGGTCCAGATGTTTGCGCAAGGCAGTGCGTTTAGCAACTCTATCGTCTCCACACCGACGATGTTTCAATTCGGAGGTGGGCAACTTGGTGTCATGGCGGAAAATGATCCTGAAGCCGTCATGCCGCTTTTTAGAACGCCCTCTGGTGATCTTGGTGTGAAAACATCCGGCATGGGCGGTGGCGGAGGTCTTTATGTTCAAGTTATTGATCAACGCACGAATGCAGATAGTGACCCCGTCGGGGTAGAACCGATTGAAGGACCCGGCGGTATGGAAGGCGCACGGGTTTTCATCCGCGACACCAATAAAAAAGATATGGCACGCGGTGGCTACGATCAAACCATGCGCAACCGTTGGGGCTTGGAACCGAAAGCGAGGCGGAGATGAGCGAACGGATCTGGCCTGCAACTTTACCGAAGAGTCCACTTGTTAAAGGATTTTGGCGCGAACCACGTCCGAACTTTGTTCAAAGCAAGTTTGAGGCAGGACCGCCAAGTACGCGGTTGCGCACAACGGTTAATCTTGTTGATATGGATTGCCCTTATTCCATGACACCGGTGCAGTTTGCGGCCTTCAAAAATTTTTTTGAAGTCAGTCTTGCCTTTGGCGCATTGGATTTTGATTTGCCCGACCCGGAAGACGAAAATATCACCCTGAATGTCCAGTTCCGGGAAAAGGCGTATCGGCAAACCAAGGTCACCGCGCAGGAATATATCGTCAGCCTCCCTTTAATGATTTTGCCTTAAGGGGACGCAGGATATGGATGTAGATGCAAAAAGAGTAATCAATAAACAACGTGTCGCTGATCGGTTTACAACCTTGATCACAATTGAACACCTATCTTTGGCTGAGCCTATCCGGGTTTGTAGTGATCTTGTACCCAAGGATGAGAACGGCATTCGCAAAGTGACCTCGCGAGGCTATGATTATATTTGCTATAGCTTTGATGCCAATTTCCCAGATCAGGACGAAAACCAACTTCATGGGGTCGAACTGACGATTGCCAATGTGGATCGCATGATCATTGATACGATCAAAAGCGTGGTTGGCAAACCCGATGTCACGATTGAGCAAGTCTTGTCTACAAAGCCAGATGTGGTTCAAAACGGCCCCTTTAAGTGGCATTTAACCAAGTCCGATTATGACGCGCAAATTGTAACGGGCGAGCTTGGTTTGCCGGAAGACTGGCGCAATGAACCCTATGGACGCCGTTTCAAAAGAACGAATTTCCGGGGGATGGCGTGATGTCTCAATTGCCACATGATGTCCCTGAATTTTTGAACGCTTACATCGGTATCCCTTACGTCGATAAAGGCCGGGATTATAACGGCGTGGATTGCTTCGGTGTCCTGCGCCTGATCTTCAAGGAACATACAAATATCATTTTGCCCGATCACCGCGAACTGTATCGTTCCGTTCGGGATGGCCAAGCGATTGAAGCGGCCTTGACGGCACAATCACAAAGCGGCGAATGGATCCGTGTGGAAGAAGATCAACACCGCCTTTTCGATGTGTTGTGGATGTCCGGGTCTTTTTTGACCAAGCGCGGCTGGCTTGAAGCCGATCTTCACGTGGCAATGGTTGTGTCACAGTTTGGCTGGGCGATTGAGGCCGAACACTACACCGAAACGCGTCTGATGGATTACCGTAATGATCTAAGTATCAAGCCACGTATTAAGGGAGTGTTCCGTCATGCCTCCCTGTATTGATTTGGTCCCGGTAAAAACGGTTTATAATCCTCTGACAGATGACCGCGAAACCAAGCTGTTTAAAAGCGGTGCAAAGCTTTCTGAAATTGTCGAATGGGCATTACCAGACGAAAATAATTTGGCTTTGGCTGAAGCGGGGCATGCTTCTGTTTATGTGGGCGGCGTACCCATCCCTCAAGACTACTGGCACCGCGTAAAGGTCAAACAGACCACACAGGTCGATATCGTCTTCCACATGCAAGGCGGTGGTGGCGGTGGTGGCGGTGGTAAGAATGTGCTGGGTACCGTGATTATGATCGCGGCGATTGCTGTCGGGGGATATATTGCCGCTATGCCAACTGTACAAGCTGCAATTGGTAATGTTGGTCTTGCAATGGGAATGTCATCAGCAACAGCATTAGGTTTTGCAAAGGCTGTTGTTGTCGGTGGTGCCATGATGGTGGGATCCATGCTCTCCAGCATGATTGCACCGGCACCGAGTGTGCCGACCCCAAACCTTGCATCGATGGGATTTGGGTCAAATGCTGGAATGGCAGAAACCACTTTGCATTCTATTACCGGCACAAAAAATCAATTGAACCCGGACGGCATTATTCCCAAGTTGTTTGGCCGTCGTAAAGTCTATCCCCCCTTGGCCATGACACCGCGCACCCGATTAAACGGGGATGATGAGTTGTTTATCCAGACCTTTGCGATGGAAGGCCGGGTATCGGTTTTGTCAGAGGGTGAGGCTTCAGGCTTCTATATTGGTGACACACCGATTGAACTTTATGACGGCGTCCGTTTTGAATTGCGCGAAGGCCTTGATAGCGACACCGATTTGACAATGGTGCAGGATACGGTGCGCCAAGATATTCTCTCTATTACGTTGTCCCCGGACGATGCTTGGACCGAGCGTGTGGTCAACGGATATGTGGACGCAATTTCTATCGACGTGGTTTGTCCACGTGGTTGCTATTATCTTTTAAATAACGGTGATCCGGTAGGTGAAGGGGTTCTGGTTGAGGTCCAATATTCCCCGCTTGAAACTGATGACTGGCAGGATGCGGTTTGGCATACCGGATGGACACACACTAAATTTAATGGACGGTTGATGGTTACATCGTCCAAAATTGGTCCCGCCCGTCGCGGGGGCACGTTTAGTGTACCTTATGGGGAATATAAAATAAGATTTCGTCGGCCCAAGACGGTTTATTTTGATAATACCGGATACGCCGAGATCAACCCCGATATGTATGGCACCGGTTGGCCTTTTTCCCCTTCTTCGCACTGGTATGGTCATCCACAAGTTGGTGGTAACGGCGGTCGTGCAGATAGTGGCCGTCCTTTGATGTTGTCAAGCGATCCAAACGCTGGGCCGGAGTATACCTATTCAAACCGATCTATTAATGAAATTCAGGTGTCCGCGCTTCGGGCTATTGAAAACTCCGACCCGATCAAAGATATGCCGGGCCTGTTTAAATTGGCATTGGAAATTAAAGCGTCCGGGCAACTCAATGGCGTTGTGGATGAATTATGGTTTGTCGGGCAATCATGGCTTCCAGTTTGGGATGGAGCACAAATCATCTATCAACAAACCCGCCACCCGGCATGGGCCGTTTTGTCGGTGATGATTGAACGTCAAAACGCGGCGGCGGTTCCTCTTGAACGTGTTGGTCTGGACGCTTTAAAACAATGGGCGGACACAGACCCAAATCGCACCTTTGATGCAGTTGTTGATTCCGATACGACTGTGGAAAATCTTATCCGCGAAATTTGCGCCTCCGGTCGTGCCAGCCCCCATCACGATGGGCAAAAATACACCGTTCTTGTTGATCGTCCTCAATCCGTTCGGGCACAATTATTTTCACCGCGAAATTCGTGGGGGTTTCAGGGGACAAAGATTTTTGCGGAACCGCCGCACGCCTTGCGGGTGCCCTTTGTGAATGCAGATGAAGGTTATAACGACGATGAAATCATCGTCTACGATGCGGGTTATAATAAAGACACGGCCACAATCATTGAAGCCTTGCCGATGATCGGTCACACTGGCGCGGATCAAATCACATATGATGGAAAATTTCATCTTTCCCAAGCTCGACTGCGCGGTATGGAAGATGCTGTTCTTTACACAGACTTTCAGGCCTTAAGCTGTCGGCGGGGATCCCGTGTCGGTGTAAACCACGATGTGCCACGTTGGGGCTTAGGATCTGGCCGGATCCTTTCCAACGAGATTGACGGTAACGGCAAATGTATAGCTGTTACCTGCGATGAAACCTTCCCGATGGAGGGCGGTAAAACCTATCAATGCATTATCCGGCTTGCTGATGACCGTCATCTTGAAAGTGATGTTGTCACCGTTATTGGCGGCACAAACCGGCTTGAATTTACAACGCCTCAGGATTTAGTCCCGGAGCGCGAAGACTTTGTCACCTTTGGCGGCTATCAGGCAGTAGTTGCCGATTTCATCGTCACCGGCATCGGTTGGGATAAGGAAATGAATGCCCGGCTTGATCTCCAACCTTACGCCCCTGAGGTCTATAATGTCGATCAAGAAACCATTCCTCCCCATGAAACAACGGTCAACGCCGATCCAAACACAACGCCACCGGCCCCAACCGTCACATTGGAACAATCGACAAAATGGACGGGTGATTTTTACGAATTCAATGTTGAAGCAAGCTGGACGATGCCGGAAGGCTCCCGTGCTGCCGGATTTGAAATCTGGCGGACTGTCGGCGGACAAGACGAGCTTTATTATGTCACCGCAGGCGGATCGGAAGGAAGCTATACGTTCAAGGGTATTCCAGCAGGTCAAAGTGTGTGGACTAAAGTGGTTGCCGTTTCCGCCTCAGGGCGCAAACTCCCCCTTGCAACTCTTACCGACGAACGTTTGACAGTTATTGACGATGCCCCAAATCCGCCGAACGTTGAGAACTTCCTTATCACGCGCCTATCAGACGGTTTGCGTCGTGTGTCTTGGAGTTTGGATAACTGGACGCCGCCGGTCACAAAGGGTGGCGGTTTAAAGATACGCATTGCTACAGACCCCACAGCTACATGGGAAAACATGACCCCGCTT